TCGGACCTAAAAAAGATGGTAAAGGAACAGCTTTCATTTGTCGGAAAGCGACAGGGTGACAAGCAGGGAAACACCATGTTTGCAGGTGTTACCCTATCGAGCACCGAGGAGGCTATCCTAAACAAAGCCATCCATGGAGCGGCTGAGACGTTCGCCAGCGAGCTATCACCCAAGATAACGAGCTACAACGAATCGGGTACGGAAGGCACGCTGACCTTTAGTACTTATGGACTAAACGATGCCAAGGCAGGAGCGGTGGAAAACATCTTTACCAACTATGCCATCGCCTACATTGGAAAGGATACACTGGGGAAGAACTACCCAGAGCTAGCGAAGGAATTTGCCGATGAAACGGCTAGCTATCTGGAGAGTGCCATCAAGCTGGCTTACTCCATAGACGCACCATCAAAAAGCGACAAGACCCTAAAGGACATGACAGGCACGATGTATAATGATGACGGAACGCCATTCAGGGGTGTAATTTAAAACTGAAAAGAATATGATTATAAAATTCCAAATCGTAAAACAGGCTGTGGTTAATGCCGTGAAGACAGCCACCTATCTAAAAGGAAAGATAGACGAGGCATCGGACCCGAAGGCTGCAAAGCTTGCAGGGCAGGAGATAGCCACGGATGACGAGGTACACGAAAGCACCCTCACGAAAGACTTTGACACTGCGCTGGAGATATTGAAGACCTTCTTCGTGGACTATCTAGTGGCAACGCCTCAGACCGTTGGCGACAATGTAATCTACTACGGCGACAAGACGGACGGCGTGGTGGAGTTTACACTATCTGTCTCTAGACGATACAACGGAACGCTGACCGATGCGCTTGCTAGACTCTCGGCAAAATATGTAGAGGACTACATGATATTCCAGTGGTGGCTTAAAACCACCAACCTGAAACAAGCTGAGCCTTATCAGGCGGCACTCGGCGTGGATGAGCAATCCATCAGAAAGTGCTTCGTGATGAGCGGTCCGATACTGCCAACGGTGCCCTACCCAACCGAGTTGACAGCCAAGGTGAACGGCGAGGGCGTGGAGGGAGAGATAACCCTGGAGAAGGGAGAGGAAGCTACCCTATCCTACTCGCTGAACAGTGGTGCCATCGACGACATAGAGGCAAGGAGCGAGAACCCAAGCATCGTGGAGATTCACAGATGCAGGGAGCGCAGGGCTTTCACCCTTGTGCCCAAGAACACAGGGTTTTGCAAGGTGCAGCTGTGGTCCAGACACAGCGACAAGCTGAACTTTGATTGTGACGTAATCGTAACAGAGGAGGAAGGATATGACGGAATTTAACTCATTGCACCCGATGCACTTTGATAGAGAGCGAGGATGGGAACCGGTGTCCAACCCATTCTTACCTCGCCCACCTAGACCTGCGCACCGATATTTTGATAAGCACATCTTCATCTACGCCAACCAACTATGGTATGACATAGATGCAACGACAAGTCTTGTGGGAAGAAACAGACGTGGCAACCAGACGAGCCAAGAGGAAATGGTGCCAACGAGCGAGAACGACCAAGAGAGACCGATGTTCTACCGATGGTTTGACAAATACCTACAGAAAGCAGAGTCTGTTCTGTCGGCTTACGTGATGAAACCAGAGGGCAGAGTGAGAGACAACGCCTTGAAGGAATGGGAAGAGAAGGATATATGGCTGAGGATGCCCGACTACTGGGACGATACAAGGTTAGACAGCTTGGTGTCAGCCATCCACGACTACATCATAGCTGGCGCACTCTTGGAATATTTCAAGCTGACCCTCACCAGCAAAGACCCACTGACGGTAGACAAGGCAACGGACCTAGAGGACGCTGAGCTGGAAATGATAGACTGCGCCAACGCAACCAAGGCAGGGGCTATGATACATACCCTCAAGCCATTTGGATAATGTAAAAAAATATAGCTTATGGAAGATTTCGAATACCAGACCGTAAGGGAACTGCAGAAGGAAAGGGCTGAAAAAGCCAAGAAAATTCTGCCTGTCAACAAGAGCGCACAGAAGGAGTTCTTGCGAGACCTCTTGGCTCGACACCAAGAACGGTTTGAGGAAAAGATGATAGAGCTGTCGGAATACGACCCCAAGACATACTGCACCATCTACGCCAACCTGATGAAGCACATGATACCAAAGCAGAGCGAGGTAAGCGTGACGCATGGGCTGGACGAGGACTTCAAGCAGTTGGCAGCCCTCAGCATGACAAAGGTGGGCGACGACAAGACGCTGGGTGTGACTACATCTCCACAAATACAAGACGTGGACTTTGAGGAACTAAACGATTTGGCGCATGGCACTGGTAACTGACAAAGAAATAGACGACCTCGTAGCCGAGAACCGAAGACGGTATGACGAGATATATGGCACCTACGACCCATGGACTGGCGAAAACTGCTACGACATGGAACATAGGGAGATATTGGAGTTGCCAGACTTCATGATCAAGAAGATGTGGGTACCAAGGGAGTGCATGCGTACCTTATTATATAGGGGACTGAGACAGGTGGGCAGTCTGAAAGAATACATCATACAGGTGTGGGGCAAGGAGTATAACGAAAAAAGCTACTACACCAAGCAGCTCATCATGGTGCTGACCTTCGAAATCATGAAGGTGAGATTCAGGGAAGACCCCGAGTTTGCGCTGTATGCGACCGACAAGATAGAAGACAAGGTGACAGGTAACATGATACCCTTCAAGCTGAACTATCCACAGAGAAAGCTATTGAAGATATTCGAGGACCTGCGCACAAGCGGAGCAGCCATCCGAGTAGTCATATTGAAGGCTCGTCAGTGGGGAGGCTCTACCCTAACCCAGCTCTACATCAAGTGGCTGCAAGACTTTAGAAGAGACGGATGGAACGCCATCGTGCTGGCACAGCAGAAGAACACGGCGAAGAAAATCAAGGCTATGTACCGAAAGGCATTGGAGAATCAGCCCGGTTGGACGCTCGGACACAGCGGTGCCAAGCTACAATTCTCGCCTTATGAAAACTCACCAGACGATTTCCAAGTGACGGACGGCATGAGAGCCATCAGACGAAGCACGCTGACCGTGGCATCCTTCGAGAATTTCGATAGCGTGCGTGGTAGCAACTTCCACTGCGCCCACTATTCGGAGGTGGCTTACTGGAAGAAGACTCCCGAGCACGACCCTGAGGGCGTGATTTCGTCTATCTCGGGTGGTATCAGAAACCAAGAGGACAACTTGGAGGTGTTTGAGAGCACAGGCAAGGGTAACTCAGGATTCTTCTACGAGAAATGCCAACTAGCCATGGACCCGAAGAACAACGATGCTTACTCGTTCCTCTTCATCCCTTGTTTCTTCATCGAGCACGACATGGAGGATGTGAAGAACGAGAGAGCCTTTGCCAAGTGGCTCTTGCAGAACAGAGACAAGAGCACAAACCCGAAGGGCTACCGAGAGACAGGCAAGTTCTTCTGGCGAATGTGGGAGAAGGGAGCTTGCTTCCAAGCCATCGAATGGTACAGGAACTTTAGAAACAAGTTTACCACACATGCCTTCTGCGCCACCGAGGCACCAGTGGACGAGGAAGATGCCTTCCGTAACTCTGGCAACTTGGTATTCAACCCCTATTCTATTGATGATTTGCAGAAGAAATACAAGCGTGAGCCTCTGTATACTGCCGACATCATGGTGAACACGGCGGTGAAGAACGAGCAGACCATCAACAAATCGAAGATAGACATCAGAACGGACGGCATGGGCGACTTGAAGATTTGGGCGGTGCCGAACGTGCTGCAAGTGGAAAACAGATACGTGGTGAGCGTGGATATTGGTGGCAAGAGCTCAACATCGGACTATACGGTGATGACTGTGATAGACCGCTTCGGCATGATACCAACCATCAAGGGCAAGCCTAGGGTGGTGGCTAGATACAGGGGACACGTAAGACACGACAAGTTGGCGTGGATGGCGGCAGCACTGGCTCACTACTACGATGACGCACTCTTGGTGATAGAGAGCAACACTGCCGACCGAGAAAAAAACAACAACACGGAAGGCGACCACTTCGGAAGCATCCTGAACGAGATAGCAGACTACTACGAGAACCTGTATCAGCGCACCACTAGCCCAGAGGACGTGACGGACGATGTGCTGGCTAAGTATGGATTCCAGACCAACAAACTGACGAAGGGATGGGTAATCGACAACTTGGAGCAGTTTGTAGACGATATGTTATGGGACGAGCCAGACAAGGAAATGTATCATGAGCTGAGAATCTATGAGCGACACGATGATGGCAGCCTCGGAAACATCGTAGGAAACGGCAACCATGACGATGTGCTGATGAGCACTGCCATCGGCTTGTGGGTGAGCGCCAACGACATGGAGAAGCCAAGGTGGAAACAGAAGGAGAAACATAGCAGCGGTGGTGACGGCGTGCATACGGCTGCAAAAATATAACAAGACAATGGAAAGAAACGTAGAAAGAAAGACATTGAGTTTCGGCAAGGGCATGACAAACGTGCCCAGCGACCTAATGAGCGACGACTCGGAGCTGTTGGAGAGTGACGGATTCATCTATAAGGATGGAGAAATGAAGCCAATACAGAAGCCTAAGGCGGTAGATGGAATTTTCGACCTTCTATATATCCACAAGGGTGCCGACTACAGGAACTATGTGATGCTGAGGGATGCGGGCACTAGCAAGAGCCTTATCTTCAGTGGTAGCTTGGAGGACGGAAAAGTAGACCCTAGCTTGTGGCAAAGCTTCGACATCACGTATAATGTGCTTGATGTGAAGAGCGTGGGAAACACCGTAGTGATAGCTACGAACGAAGGAATAGCTTATTTCCTGTACAAAGGAGGGAAATACAAGGAGCTTGGAACAGATTTGCCTAGACCAAGCTTTACGCCTTACTTGCTTGGCGGATCTGTTGGCTTAGGTGGCACTACTTCATGCGATCTAAAAGAGATTATTGATTCGTCGGAAAAATCAGCATTATACAATACAGATGGGAGTTTTGCAAAAGTTGTAGAACCTTCGGAAGATGAAGGCTTGACAAACAAAACCTCATATTATAAATATACTCCAAAAAATGATGCGGAAAAGGTCAGTACCTTTCAGACCGCGGTAAGAGGGCACGCTGCTGCTGTTATATCAAAAGCTAAAGAATTAGGGTATTTTCTGTTTCCTTTTTTTATAAGGTATGCCTTGAAGCTGTACGATGGGAGCTATGCGAGGATTTCCGCTCCTATACTATGTTACCCAACCATCAATAGAAATTGCAGGTATGTGCCTGTCTGCTACGATGAGAATATCAAAAACTTTAAAGAAACATCAGGTGATACTCGTAATTTTAACATGTATCCTTATTATGCAAAGTTAAGATTTGAAGCTAGCATAGAAGATATAGAAAACTGGAAAGACATAGTAAAGGAATTGGTGGTTTTCGCCTCAGATGAAGTGATGCCTTTTTATATAGATGAAGACTGGAAATTTTCTTCCGTTGAAGAAGTGAATGGAGAGTACTACTATAGTTTTATAAATGCGAGACAAGCTTACGCAATTGAAAATCCATTTCCTGGAGCCACAGCTATACAGAAACCAGTATTTGCCTTTGATAAGGACAGCTATCCTGCCAGAGAGGTGCTAATGCCGAAATACAAATCAGACTCAGAAATTATCAGCGAGTTAAAAAGCAAAACGCAGTTCTATAAATTATTTTCTATTGGCACGGATTCGTCATATTATCTAGGGGCAGGTGCAAAAGACGCTCCTATCCCAATACATACAATAGAAAATCTTACAACGCAGGAGCAACTAAAGGTAGATGACTACTATGGTTGGTCCAAGTTAGTATCTCAAAACATATATGTGTACAACAAAAGACTGAATATGTTTAATATCAAGAGATACCCATTTAAAGGATTCAATCTGTTTCATGATGACATACAGGCATATAATGCTAATTTCAAATTTTCATATTACGTACATATCGTTTCCGATAGCATGGATTGTTGGGTTAAGTCTGACGAAATGGATGAGCTTGTACCTGACGCAGCCAATGCGTGGTTATACTACCCTGACCCAAACGCAACGGAAATGATTGTATGGGACAGCGTAAGCAACAAAGGTATGCTTTTGGAATTACATCCACACCCGATGCTAAACGGCGCATATAGTTTTAACAAATTGCCTACAGATGACACTTTCGTTCCTTCTGACGATGTGAAAATTCCTACAGTAGACACAACTGCCCATGAAACAATGGACTCGCAGATTTTTACCTCGGTGGTGAACAATCCATTTTTGTTTGAGGCTTCGGGCGACAACACCGTGGGAACAGGAAAGATACTGGGAATCGTGGCTAATACGGAGGCTGTGAGCCAAGGACAGTTTGGACAATATCCATTGATCGTGTTCACAGACGAAGGCATATATGCCATGGGGGTGACATCGGAAGGTCTCTATGGCAGCGTATATCCTATATCAAGAGAGGTCTGCAACAACGTAGACAGCATCACGCCGACAGACAGACTGGTATACTTTACATCAGATAAAGGGCTGATGGCTATATCTGGAGGAACGGCGGCGACCGTGAGCAGGGTGATGAACGGAAGGACCCCAAGGAACTTTGCCGAGAAACAGCATGAGGGATTCCTGAACTTCTTAAAATCTTGCATCATCGCTTACGACTATCGTGACTCCATGCTGAGGATATTCAAGAAGAGCAATGGATTTGACAAAGACGGCGAGATTGACGAGAAAGAGAAGGACTACTATATCTACAATATAGCAGACGGTACTTTCGGGATGAGCACGATAGGCGTCCCCATCAAGTCGGTGACGAACGACTATCCAGACAACGTGATACAGGACATCGCCCTTGGTATCTATACGCTGACAGGAAAGCCAGACATCAACGATGACGAGGAGAAATATAGCGGACATATCACGACAAGACCGCTGAAACTGGGCGGTAGCATGACGTTGAAAAGCCTGAGAGCCATCAAGAACTTGGCGGATACGGATGAGGGAAAGCTGAGTCTGGAAATATGGGGAAGCAACGACTGTAAGCACTGGTGTCAGTTGCATTCTTTGGGGGGCAAACCTTGGAAATACTTTACCTTCAAATATACATTGAAGGATTTCAAGGCTGTGGACTCGTTTGCTGGCAGCATCGTTGAGGTACAATCGAGAAGAGAAGACAAGATGAGATAAATACTTTATATTCTTTTCATAAGCTAAGTTGATAACATAAAGAAGGCGGCTACTCGTGATGAGCAGTCGCCTTCAAAACATAGTAACTAACTAAAACCTTAAAACTTATGAAACATATTAAGAAGAAATCCTACAAAATATCCTATTATGAAAGCATATAGATGAAGCAAACCATTGACATTCGGAATCAGCATCGTGATGAGAATGAACGGCATCGCCTTCTTGGAGGCTTCAAGCCATCTCCCTGTCTTGCCCCACATGATACCGAAGACAGCGAAAAGAAATCCTGAGAGTCCCATCGTGGAATCGCCTACGTACATCGGTAGGAAGCTGGCTGCTACGGCTACAATGAAAGCCAAGAGCGCAGACATCTTATTTCTGATGCCCCAAAGTACCATCAGATTGACGGTAAGATGAAAAACGTTCGCATGACAGAAACTGTATGCTATATGATTCCACCATGGACACCCAGCATAAAAACCAACATGGAGGAAATATCCTGCAAGGCAAGCAATGCTAATGGATAGCTTTGGCTTCCAGTTTCTGCTTGCGCAGTTCCATATCCCTGTATTCCTTTCCATATCGCTTGCAATTAGAAAATATATCCTCTACGGTCCTCGGTGACAAAAAGAATTCTGGCGCAGGCTCACCAACCAAGAAGGTGCAGATGAAGTAAAGCGACTTGCCGATGAACTCCTTGCGCTGAGACAACTCCTGAAGCCGATTGAACAACGAATAGTACATTCTCCTTCTGGGAGGTGACATCACATCGACCGTGGAGGTATCGCCCATCACCATCTTGCGCAGTTTCTCGAAAGCTTGTTTTGGGCTGACGTAGTATCTGGGCGCAGGATGGGCAGAGACTTTAATCCACGCCTCTCTCTGGGAATGGCATCGGGGCGCAACGTCACGATATGCCATCATCAAATCCTCTCGCTGCCGAGCACTCAAGTCAAAATTGGTTTTCGTCATAAGATAGCCTTTAAAACATGCTGCAAATATACTATTAATTTAGAAATAGTCCAAATAAAATAGTATTCTTTAACTTTTTGCCACAAAAGATTGCGTGTTTGTAAGATTTTTATTAGCTTTGCAACAGTTTAACAAACAAGAACTTGCTTTTCTAAAAAATTAGTAATTAAATCAACATACGAAAAATCAAATTAAAAGATTATGAGAAGAAGACAAGAAGACCCTCTCACCGAAGAGGAGCGGCAAGACGTGAAGCACGAATTGCTGCGCAGGAAGATTTATCATTTTTACGAGCATCTATCAAGGTGGGCACCCCTGCTGTTGATGCTGTGGCACTGGTATGGCGTGATGGACTACAGTAGACATCCACGACCGACTATCCTAGACACCGAGGACAACGGGAGCTGCATCATCTGGATGTATACGCTATGCTATGTGTACATGCCATTCGCCATGATACCTGTGAGCTATTTCTTTCACTGGTGCTGGATATTCAGAATACCCTTCTACTATTTCATCGGGATCAGCGTGATAAGGTTTGGCTACCAACACTGGCTGATAACCCCGGAGCAACTAACCATGCACTATATACTAATAATATTAACTATAACAACTTACGCTTATGGACTCACAAGCATTGCTATCAAAGGCAAGAAATGCTGTCAGGATGCTGGAAAATGACGAATGCGGACTAGACGGCATACAGAGAGAGGCAGCCATGAGGTGCCTAGACTATTACATGAACGGCAACAGCCACTTTACGGAGTTGTCTGCCAGAGGCTGCATCGCCCAGATGTATTACTACGAGGGTGACACGAAGAAGGTGTTTGCCCCCTACTTCGACTACAAGGAGATAAGAGACGAGTATGAGAAGGTGAAGGACATGATACCCGACTACAATATGTGGGACTACGCCGTGACGATGAACCTAGCCTACTCGAACCATTGGGAGGTGGTGAGGAAATGGACGAAAAGCAAAGAGAAGCTTACGGAGAGGATGAGCGAGCTGGCTGTAAGTTTTCTTTGCGACGAGGACACAGCCCACCCTTGCGATAAAATTTTCTGGTACATGAACAGTTAGACGGAAATACGGAAGAACGTATCGAAAACACGCCTATCTTTGTCGGCATTAATCAAACATTAATGGTATATGACAGAGATAATTCATACTTTCCTACAGGAGCATCTATATAGAGCTGCGCTAATCATCGCACTCTGCATGGGTGCTCTTGTTGTATCTATGGCAGTAGACTTATTCTTCGGCATAAAAAAGGCGAAGGAGAACGGCGAGGCTACGACCAGCAGAGGATTTAAGAAGACTTGCGACAAGGCAAGAAAGTATTTCTCACCCTTCATGGTGGCTGTGTGCATCGATTTGATAGCCTGCACGGTGCTTCCGTTCCCTGTGTTCTCGATGATATGGGCAGGATATTGCGTGTTCTGCGAATTTGTGAGCGTGAGGGAGAAATCTTGGCAAAAGGCTGAGATAAGGAAACAAGAGCGTACGGTATCGATACTCCTAGAGAACAAAGACGATTTGGCGAAAGCCATGTTCGAGATAATGAAACAAGCGAAGGAGGAGGAAAAGGCATGAAGGTGACGAGAGAACAGATGCTAGCCATCATCGGTGATGGGCAGCGAACTGATTACTTCCTGCACTACATCAATGCCTGGGCTACTACATTCGGCATCAACACACCGCTGAGGATGGCGCATTTTCTGGCGCAAGTGTGCCATGAGACCAATGGATTTAAGCTGCTGCGAGAGGTAGGAAAACCTTGCTACTTCAACAAATACGAGCAAGGAAAGCTTGCCAAGATGCTCGGTAATACACAGAAGGGGGACGGAACCAAGTATAAGGGCAGAGGGTTGTTGATGCTGACCGGTAGAGCGAACTATGAGGCTTATCAGAACTCAGGCTATTGCACTGGCGACATCATGACTAATCCAGAATGGCTAGAGAAGCCTCTGGGGGCAGTGAAGAGTGGCATGTGGTATTGGTGGAAGAAGGGGCTGAACGCTCTCGCCGACAAGGACAACGTCCTAGGTGTTACCAAGAAGATAAACGGCGGTACCAATGGACTTGACAGCAGAAAGAAATGGCTTGTGAAATGTAAAAAGGCTTTGGACGTATGAAATGGTATGACATTAGAGTTTGGAAATGGTTGTGCAGCGGACTGGTCGTAGGACTAGTGCTGCTAGCGTTGGCAGGATGCAAAAGCAAGGAGTATATCATGGTGCCCGAATATCATACGGAGTATGTTTGCAGGACCGACACTTTCCATAAACTGGATAGTGTTATCCTGAAAGATTCGGTGTATGTGTATCAGAAAGGCGATACGGTATATTATAACAAGGTGGCGTATCGGGACAGATGGCACAATATATATAAGGTGAAGACTGATACTTTCATCAAAAGAGATTCGGTATCGGTGCCCTACCCTGTGACTAGGGAACTTACCAAGAACGAACAGAGACTGATGACGCTCGGAAGATTGTTTGTCGGATTTTTGTTCTTGGTGGTGATAGCGATGGGTGCAGGTATCTGGTGGTATCACAATAAGAAGTGCTAGCTTATGGCAGAGATTTCTAAGGAGCTGGAGGCGATTGATTCTCTTCTGATGGAGTTTCACGACCGCATTCAGAGCGGAAGATGCTTCTCTACGAAGCTTCAAAACCAGCAGATGCTATCGTTTCTCCACATGATCGCCAACAAGGATGAGGGAATGAGTTTTGCCGAGGCTTGCTCTTATACTAGGATTCCTTCTTCCACTTTCAGAAGGTTGGTAAAGGAAGGAAAACTGCCTGAGGGCAAAAAGCGCAAGGGCTTTACGGAAAAATTCTGGTATGCAAAAGATTTGGATGAATACATTGATAAGTTGTAAGATAGATTTTTCTTGTTATTTTATTCATGATTATTAGGTTGTTAGTTGAAATGTTTTAAAACAGAAAATCCCCACTCGGCTGTGATAGCTGGGTGGGGATTGTGATTATTATTCATTCAATTATTTGAATTTAAACCAATAATAAACCCTAAACAAAAAATGCTTATCGCCTTGGTGATGCGATGGTCTCTGATGTAATTGGCATCATCAACCCAATTTTATTGAGCATTGCATTGCTCATTATCTTCTTTGCCAGTCTAATCTTCATAAGCCACGTTCAAATCCTATGTTAATAAAATATTCATTTATCTCTTTTTCGGAATCAAATAGTCTTGGGTTGCCAAATCTATCTTTTATTGTCCTGTATTTTTGCCACCAATGGAATTTGTATCTTACTACATATTGAACTTTATCCGTAAAGGATGGCAATATTGCTCCATTAAAGACACGTGGTGTTCTAATTTGTTTTATTCTAACCTTCATTTCTTCACCTCCTTATCGAACTTTGAACATTGAACAATTGAGATACAATCTACTTTGTTAAGTTCTGCTTTGCTATAGTCACTCACAATGTAGAAGCATCCTTTTTCGAAAGTAACAGCACCAATAAATCTTCCAAAGTAATGGTTAACCAATAACTCATCGTTTTCCCACACTTCTTTGCCGTTCTTGTCTCTAAGCCCTGTGTACTGGCAGACGGTGGAAGGGTCAACCTCAATTATGGAATACTTTCCTTCAATGGCAACACATCCACTTGTAAGATGTTTCAAGTCACCTTCCAACCATTCTCCATTGTCAACTCTCTTAGCTTTGAATTTAATATCTTCCAACTTCATATCTTATTTCTAAATTTAATTAAAAGAACCCCAATAATTATTAGCTCTATAATTAATATGGGTAAAGCATAAACATCGCCAAAGTACTCACCTACAGTACTTGGAGTTAAAAGTGATGTTAATACTATCGCTGATGCAATAAATACCCAACCTGTTTCTTTCATATCACTCTTCTTCAAGCTCAACACATTCATCACTCCAGCTTAGCTCTCTTCCTATCAGCTTCTTGATTGAACCTTTTGGAAGTTCCAAGTAATCAGAGTCTCTATCCTCATAATCATGAGGTATTGGTTTCCAGTACCCCATGGCACTTCTAAGAGGCTTCTTCTCATAGATGTATTCATCACCATTTTTATCTACTGCTATCCATGCCATACTCAACCCTCGCTTTCTTCTTTAACACCGAAGACTGAACCATCATAGAAGGTGAACTCATCTAAGGCTTTATTATAAGCATGTATTTTTGTGGTTGTACCAACATAAATATTTTCTATATCACAGCTTCCAATACAATATATTACTTTGCTTACTTTTTGTTTTAACCATCCCACAGGCTGGTGCTTCAACATTTCTTGCATACACTCCTCTGCGTTGGCAAAAGGACGGTACTTAGGAGAGGGTTTAATGCGGTATTCATATTCATCTGTATTAATGTCGTGATTAACATCTTCTGCTACATCATACCAAGTATTACCTCTATTAGGACTATACTGAATTACTTTACCTTCTGCATAGGCTTGTATGATTGGCATTATAGCCTTTGTTTCTTGTCTTGTCATTGTTCGTTCTCTTTAATGATGTTTTTGATTTTTTCAAGCAAAGTTCCTTGTGCTTTTAATTCCACAATAGGTTTATTCTTAACAGAAATAATCATTGTATCTGTCTTATTCTCGATACAGAACTGTTCTAGTTTCCATTGAATCAAACCATATATTTCTGCATCTGTAATTCTTCGCCTATCTTCTAGCATTAAATTAGGATTTTTCTTTGATACCTTTGCTATATAAGCATCAAATAATGCTGTACATATCTTATAGTCTTTTGCTGCCATATCTCTTTCTATTTACCCTCTCCTTGATGATTCCCTACATCAAATCACAATTCCCTGCTGTCACCAAGGAGAGGTGGTTAGTTAATCATTCTTGATACATCTGTTCTCGAACTTCTTGTAAGCATCAAGATAGAACTCATCCTTAACCTTGTTGTATGTAACCTCATAGTACATACCATCAGGAAGTGTTGTTGATAGAAGCCACTTAGCATTACCCAAGATGTAGCACTGCCATACCACAAACACATCAAACACTTGCTTAGGGTCACTCTTATCTAAGTGTTCCTCAGCGTACTTTCTTACAAATTCAATTACTTTTTTATTCATATTATTACTTATTTATACCTCAAAGAGGTGGTTAGTTAATCTGTTACTCCGTATGCCTTATGCAGCTTCCTGATAATTTCACCGCCATAAGCATTCTTGGTTAATTCTACAAACTCTCTCACTGTAGTTTTATCATCAAGAGACAAGCCCTTGCTACTAACAAAGGATTCTCTACCCATACGGCAGCTACCAGTGAGAACATGATGGTAAGCAAACAAGTCTCTGTTGTCATACTTGGTATCGTATGAAGGGAATTTCTTCTTGAAAGCCTCAATTCGCTCTTCCTCTGTGCTATCATCATACAGCTTTTCTTGTAATGAAGTAAAGGCATCTCTAAGGGTGCTTCCGTGAGCAAATTTGTTATTCTCCTTGACAATATAGCAAGGTACTAGCTTTGTATTTTTCTCTATGATAAATCCTTGCGCTATATTACCTCGGATTGATGTAAAGATAGTGTAAACATTATCTACTAAGAATATTGTATGTCCATTTATCTCTTTTACGCCATTGCCATTGCCATAGCCATTGCCATCGCCATAGCCATCGCCATAGCCATTGCCATAGCCATTGCCATTGCCATCGCCATAGCCATCGCCATAGCCATTGCCATAGCCATTGCCATTGCCATAGCCAATATCTAAAGCGAGAAATGCTCTGATTTTCTCATCTGTTAATACTTCCATACTCTCTGACCTTCTAAATTAATAATTGCTTTGTCTGTGCAAGGAATGATTTGACAGCAACGGTTAAGTACCATTGACTCAACAATAGGACTAACCTTTCCATCTTGGATGCCATCATTTGCAATCTGGGAAAGGCAGGATGCACCTTCCCATCGCCAAATGTTACGTACATTCTCTACTCGTACAGTCTCACCTTCAACGTTAGTTACTGTACCAAAATACACACCAGCATCATAGCTTCTTACGATGCACTTCTTTCCTAGAATATCTTTATACATAATACTTAAATTAATTTATGTTCTCACTATTTAGCCCGAAGGTGTTAAACGTTTAATCTTCTATTTATGCTCCGTATAACCTCTTGTATGTGCATAGCCTCTGTGCTGGTACCTGCATACCGATTGCTATATAAGCATAACATATTTTTAAGTTGAATAAAATCTTGTCTTGTAAGATGGTTCATACCTATACCTCCATTTCTG